GTCCATCCGGAAGGTGTGCGCCGGCCGGCACGCGGACATCGAGGCGAAGGCCATCGAGGAAGGCTGGGACGCCGGCCGCACGGAGCTTGAGGTGCTGCGCGCCGAACGTCCGAAGGCCCCGGCTGCGCACATCCGCGACAACACCGTCGATGCCGACGTGCTCGCCGCGGCCGTCTGCCTCACCGGGGGGCTGAAGGAATCCGAGGCGCGCTTCGATGAGAAGGTCCTCGACGCCGCGAGCCGGCGGTTCCGCAGCGGCATCGGTCTGCAAGAACTCATCATGGAGGGCGCGTGGGCCAACGGCTACCAGGGCCGAACGTTCCGCTCCGACATGGAAGGCGCGCTCCAGGCGGCGTTCAGCACGTTCCGCCTGCCGGGCATCCTGTCGAACGTGGCGAACAAGTTCCTGCTGGCCGGCTTCGAGTCGGTGGAAGACACCTGGAAGCGGATCGCCGCCACGCGAAGCGTCCGCGACTTCAAGGCCGTCACCAGCTACCGGCTCACCGGGGCGTTCGAGTACGAGGAAGTCGGGCCGACCGGCGAACTGAAGCACGGCGCGGTCGATGAGGAAACCTTCACCAACCAGGCGAAGACCTACGGGCGGATGTTCTCCATCACCCGCACGGACCTCATCAACGACGACCTCGGGGCGCTGACGGCCGTGCCGCGGAAGATCGGGCGCGGCGGCGCGCTGAAGCTCAACAAGGTCTTCTGGACCGCGTTCCTCGACAACGCCGCATTCTTCACCACGGCCCGCGGCAACTACAAGGAAGGCGCGGCGACGGCGCTGTCGGTGGACGGCCTGACCGACGCCGAACTGCTGTTCTTGGAGCAGAAGGACGCCGAAGGCAGCCCGCTCGGCCTCGTCGCGCGGGTGATGCTCGTTCCGCCGGCGCTGCTGGTTCGCGGCACGCAGTTGATGAACTCGACCGAACTCCGCGACGGCGGCGCGTCGAGCAAGTATGTCACCAACAACCCGCACGCCGGCAAGTTCAGCGTCATCCACTCGGCCTACCTGAGCAACGCCACGATCCCCGGCTACTCGGCCAAGGCGTGGTATCTGCTCGCCGATCCCGACGACCTGCCGGTGGTCGAGGTCGCGTTCCTCAACGGCCAGCAGACCCCGACGGTGGAGCGTGCCGACGCGGACTTCAACGTCCTCGGCATCCAGTTCCGCGGGTACTTCGATTTCGGCGTCGCCCTCCAGGACTATCGGGCGGGCGTGAAGATGAAGGGCGAGGCGTAAGCCTCTCAACCATAGGAGCTAACCGACATGGCAACGTTCGTACATGACGGCAAGAGCATCGACTACACGCCCGGCGCGGATGTGACGGCCGGCGACGTGGTGGTCCAAGGCGAACTGGTCGGCGTGGCCAAGGTGGACATCCCGGCCAGCACGCTCGGCGCGCTGGCGGTCGTCGGCGTCTTCGACTTCCCCAAGGCCACCGGAGCCGGCACGGGCATCGCGGCCGGCGCGAACTGCTACTGGGACGTGGCGGACGGCGAGGCGAAGACCGACGCGGAAGGCGGGGCCAACAAGCTCATCGGCAAGTGCGTCCGCGCCGCGGCCGACGCCGACGAAACCGTCCGCATCCGCATGAGCCAGTGAGGTACTCCCGGTGCCTGACATGCTCGAATCGGCTGTGGGCTGGCTGGGCGACATGCGCAACCAGCACCTCTCGCGGACGGTGACATACGTCCGCGGCGCGGAGTCGGCCGAGCTATCGGCCACTTTGGGCGACACCCGGTATGAACTCACTGACGACGCCGGCGCGACGGTGCAAGCCAAGGCAGCGGATTTCATCGTCGCGGCCGACGCACTGGTGCTCGGCGGCGCGGTGACGAAGCCGCAGATCGGGGACCGCATCCGACTGCCGGCCGGCTCGAAGGTGCTGGTGTTCGAGGTGCTCGACCTGGCCGGGGCCGGCCACTACCGGCCGGCGGACCCCTTCGGCAAGGCCCTGCGGATTCACGCCAAGCAGATCGACGAGGAAACGCCTTGAGTGGATGCAACGACCAATACGACCGCGTGTGCAAAGGCGAGTTCGCCTCGGTCCACGTGAAGCTCGACCGGCTAGACGAAGCCATTCGCGGCAACGGCAAGCCGGGCATTCAGCTTCGGCTGGACCGCCTGGAAGCTGCGGAAGCGGTTCGGTCGCGGCTCATGTGGATCATTGCCGGCTCGACGGTGACGCTGGCACTCGGCGCGGTCTGGAAGCTGATCTTCGGAGCATAGCAGCATGGCCAAACGATGGCTCAACTCGATGGACGTGGAGGTAAGCCCGAGCGGCGCGCCTCTGTTCGATATCGCCGGTTGCACCTCGCTTGCCGGCGGGACGAAGACCGTCCCTTCGGCCAGCACGCCCCAGCCGCTCGTGGCTGCGTCCACGCCGTGCCGGTTCGTCTGGATCGGCGCTCGCGTGGACACCTACGGCAACCCGCAGAACACCCGGCCGTGCTTCGTGGGCGACTCGGCGAACCAGAACATCCCGATCCTGCCCAGCAACTACGAGGGCGTCGTCATTCGCATCGACGACGCGAACAAGCTCTACGTCAAGGTCGGCATCAACGGCCAAGGCGTGGTCTATCGAGTCTTCGCGTGAGGTAACCGTGGCCACAATCACCAGCGCACAAACCGGCGTTTGGTCCGACCCCGCAACGTGGGTCGGCGGCGTCGTGCCGGACATGACCGTGGACGATGCAATCATCGCCGGCGGTCATGCCGTGGTGATTCTGCCGTCCGACTACATCGTGCTCGTGGACGGCCACATGCTGGATGTTGAGAACGGGGCGCAGCTCATCGTTGTGGGCGGAGTGGAGGTGTTCTACTACGGCTCGCTGTATGTGAGCGGGGAACTGGACATCATCTCCGGCGCATACGTGGCCGTTTACGACGACGGCAATGCGGACATCGACAGCGGCGCGATCGCGTCCGTCGAGGGCTACTGCGACTTCTACTTCTACGCCTACCTGAACGTCTATGGCGAAGTGACCGTTGAGACGGACGGCTATCTCACGGCTGACTACGACGGCTACATCTACATTTCTGGCGGGATGGTCTCGGTCTACGGCGAACTCGACCTGTACGAGTACGGCTACATGGACCTGGACAGCGGCTACCTCGGCGTCGAGAGCGGCGGCGAAGTGCTCATCGCCGGCTACGTCTACTGCTACTACTACGGGGCCATCTACGTCTACGGCGAACTGACGCTCGATTCCTACGGCTACATCGAGGCCGTCTACTCCTCGGAAATCTCGTGCGAGTCGTCTGGGCTGTTCGCGGTGGACGGATACCTGCTGGTTGCCGACGACGGCTCGTGCCGCGTCTACGGGCCGATGGAGATTGCGCGGTCAGCCGGCTTCGACGCCTGGTACTACGGCTACCTCGAAGTCAACTACGGCGGCCTCATCGAGGACTTCGGCTACCTCTACATTCACTACGACGCCTTCCTCTACGTGGGCGGTGAAGTCCGCGTCTACCGGGACATCTACATCTCCGGCCAGATGTACGGCGGCGGCAAGATCGTGATGTTCCGCCGCGACGGGCAGATCAAGGACGGCGACGGCAACAGTCTTTTCAAGCTGGACCAAGCCTACGGGCACGGTTTGCAGCGGATCGCATAGGAGAACCGGCTATGGCTGAGCAACCCATGGGCGCACAGGGCAACAAAACGATGGAACTGACCCCGGCCGAGCAGCAGGCCGTGGAGCGGATGCGAATGACGCCGGCCGACCGCGCCGCCGAGCAGCAGGCCCGCAAGCAAACGCGGCTCGACGCGATGACGCCGGAGGTCCGGCAGGTCATCGAGGACCGCAACGCCCGCGTCGATGCGATGGACCCGACGCAGCGCCGGGCCTTCCTCGCCGGCCGGCGGCTGGCTGGTACGGCCCGGTCGCTCAAGCTCGAAGTCCAGAAGGGCTTGTCCTTCGACGAAGCGATGGCGTCGCTCGAACAGGCGGAAACCGAAGCGGTGGACTGGCTCCGCGGGAAGCTCGCTGAGGCAGGAGCGTAGCGGAACCTATGGCACTGATCGCGGACATCGCCGACGCCGTTGTTGCCGAGCTTAACGCCGGCTCGTTCAGCGTGCCCTTGACCGCCGAGCGGCTGTATCGCCCGGACTTCGAGCTTCCGGACATGAAGGACCTGCACGTGTCGGTCGTGCCGCATGGTCTGGAGATGTCTACAGCCGGCCGGGCACTGAGCCAGCACGACGTGCAGATCGACCTGGCCGTGCAGAAGAAGCTCGACGCCGCGGACAACGCGGAGATCGACGCGCTGATGGGCCTGGTCGAGGAACTCGCCGAGTTCCTCCGCACAAAGCGGCAGTTCGGCGATGCGGTGTGGGTCCGAACGGAGAACTCGCCGGTCTACTCGCAAGAGCACCTCGGCGAACTGCGGCAGTTCACGAGCGTCCTGACGGCGACGTTGCGGGTGGTGAAGACATGATCGGCATGGTCACCAAGCAGATGTTCTTCGACCGCGACAAGGTGCGGAAGCGCACTGACACCGGGACGCGGCGCGTGCTCAGCCGGTTTGGCGCGTACGTCCGCACGACCGCCAAGCACAGCATCCGCAAGCGCAAGCGGATCAGCGACCCTGGCGAGCCGCCGAGTTCCCACACCGGCCTGCTGCGGCGGTTCATCTTCTTCGGCTACGACCGCGACCGCCGAAGCGTGGTCATCGGCCCGATGCGGCTGAACCAGAAAGTCGGCGACGCGCCGGCCGCGCTGGAGTACGGCGGGACCTCGACGATGGTCGAAGGGCTTCGCCGGCGGCGGCGTAAGCGGCGTATTCGGATAGCGGCCCGCCCGTACATGGGGCCGGCCTTCGAGCAAGAGAAACCCAAGCTGCCCGCCATGTGGCGCGACAGCGTGAAATAGGGAGGCGCTACTCATGGCAACCTACGTACTCGGCATGAACGCCGGGCTGTACCAGGGCACGGCCGGCGAAACCGATCCGGGCCTGATGACCGAGGTGGATAACGTCCGCGACGTGACGCTCTCCCTGGAGGCCGGCGAAGCGGACATCACCACGCGCGGCAACTCCGGCTGGCGGGCCACGGCTCCGACGCTTCGCGAGTGCAGCGTCGAGTTCCAGATGGTCTGGAAGCCCGGCGATGCGGTCTTCGAGGCAATCAAGGCGGCGTTCCTCACCGCCGGCACTGTCGCCCTGGCGGTGCTCGACCAGAAGCGAACCATCTCCGGCGCGCAAGGGCCGCTCGGCGACTTCTCGATCACCAACTTCAGCCGCTCCGAAGCGCTGGAGGAGGCCATCGTCGCCGATGTGACGGCCAAGCTCGCCCGGTTCGAGGAATGGCACGAGGTGGCGTGATGAAGACCTTCACCGACGCGGCAGGGCGCACCTGGACGATCACGCTGAACCTCGGCACGGCGATGGCCGTGAAGGAGAAGCTCGGCTTGGACTTGCTCCAGCCGGAAGCCGGCGATCCGCCGCTGCTCACGCGGCTGGGGACCGACGAGCTTCTGCTCGGCGAAGTGCTCTGCGCCCTGCTCGAAACGCAGTTCGAGGCCAACAAGGTCACCGCCGAAGACGTGCGGGCCGGCTTCGACGGCACGACGCTCCTGGCGGCGCAGAAAGCCTTCTACGAGGAACTCGTGGGTTTTTTCCGGAGCCGCGGGCGCAGCGATCGCGCCCGCGCGGTGGAGACGCAGGAGCGGATGATCGACGCGGCGGTGAAGGCCATCGAGACGCGGATCGAGAGCATCGACATCGACGAAACGATCCGTGGCGCGATGTCTGGTTCGTTGCCGGAGCCGTCGGAGTCGATCCCCGGCCACTGACGTTGCGGCAACTGCTGTGGATGGCCGAAGGCCACGGCCGGGACGCATGGGGCCGACTGTCGGTGCTGTGCGCGTTGATCGGCAACGCCCACCGCGACCCGAAGAAGGGCCGGGCCTTCAAGCCGAGCGACTTCGACCCGTTCGGCCGGGAGCCGGGCGAGGTCATCAAGGTGAACCGAGAGAACATCGGACTACTGCGAGAGGCCTTTGCGGGCCGGAAAGGAATCTGACATGGACGTGAGCGGCATCATCGAGGCGCTGGGCAAGTTCTTCAACTCCGGCATCGGCTTCGCGCTGATCTGGGCGGGCATGGTCGGCGTCTTCCTGTGGCTGGCGAGCAAGTACAACCCGTTCCAGGAGACGTGGAAGAAGTACGAGGGCAGCATCATCACGGGCATCAAGCTCGCCGAGAAGGAGATTCCCGACGACACGCCCAACTCCGGCCTGGCGAAGCTCGACGCGGCGCTGCGGTTCGTTCTGAACGCCTACGCCGAGGCGAACAACGGCAAGCAGCCGTCCGCCAAGGAAATCGAGCAGATCCGCCAAGGCATCCAGATCAAGCACGCCGACCTCGACCGCTTCGGTGGACTGTCGAAGCCAACGGAAGCGGCCTGATGAAGTGGCTCGTCGCGATCATTACCGCCGTGCTTCAAGCGCTGCTGCCGTGGCTGCACAAGCAGTCGAAGCCTACGGCCGAGGACGCCGACCCGGCGCGTGAGGACCGCGAGAAGCTGCGGAAGACGGTCCGCGAACACTGGGACGAACCATGAGACGCCCGAAACTCGAAATCTACCGCGACGGCCGGAGCGAATGGCGCTGGCGACTTCGCGCTGCCAACGGTCGCATCGTCGCCGACAGCGGCGAAGGCTACCGGCGTCGCGCTACCGCCCGGTGCGCCGCCGGCCGGGTCTGCGCGATTCTGGCCGGCGACGCGCTGGCCGTGGAGGTGCAGTCATGCTCCGCAAGCTGATTCCCTTCCTGCTTCCGATCCTGCTGCTGCCCGGCTGCGGGGTGCGGACGATCTACGTGCCGCACGGCACGCCTGTCCGCCTGCGCGAAACCGTCGAAGACGTGAAGGTCTGGGTCAAGGACGCCGACGGCGAGCCGGTGCCCGGCCGGATGGACCTGCCCGAGGGGTGGTATGCCCTTCCCATGCCCGAGGAGGAGTAACCCATGCCGTCGGCCCGAGGAATCCGAGCCGGCCGCGCGTTCGTCGAGCTTTTCGCCGACGACAGCAAGCTCGTGCGCGGACTTCGCCGGGCCGAGAAGCGCCTGAAAGCCTTCGGGGACCGCATCCGCAACCTGGGACTCAAGATCGCCGGCCTCGGCACGGCGATGCTTACGCCGCTGCTGGGCGCGGCCAAGGCGTTCAGTTTGATGGGAGACCAGGTTGCCAAGATGGCCAAGC